TCTAGGCTTTCTTTTATGTAATCGAAAACCATTTTATTAGTAATTCCTTGAAGGCTTCCGTCCATATCTATATCAATGGCTTCGCCGGTGCAATGCTGAGAAGTTGCGGAACCTCCGATACATTTATTTAACTCCTTGGACCTATAACCGCTCGAAATATGGATCGGGCAACGAAAGTTAACGCGAATAGGCTCGAACACCTTTTCGGCTAATAACTTAAAGTTCTCGATATGTTCGGGAGTTGGCATATTTGAAATCCCTTGTCTCTTTGCTGACTCGCTACGGATTAACTCCGCTAGTTCTAAATGTTCGCTTAACTTCATATATTATATTTTATAAAATGAATATCCTATACTAATAGCCCATACTAAAAAAAATAGTATTAATAGGGTTCGTTCCCTCTTAGTCATTCGTTAGGTTTTTATTGCCTTTTACATTCTCATAAAGAGACTTAAAGAACGCCGCGAAGACGATAGCTACGAAACTATGATAGATTGTATTGCTTACTACTAGGTCCCTTTTAAATAGTCCGGTTCCTATATCCGATATCGCAAATACGCACATCATTATAAAAGCCCCTACTCCAATGGCTACGGCCCCGTTTAATGGAGACTTATCGCTTAATAAATGCCAAATAAAATTCTTTATCATTTCTACTATTTTAAACTTTGAAACTGTATAAATATTATAACTATTAAAATTACTTTTTGCGCGAAGTCGAGGGCTTCTTTTTTGTCGTAGTCTCGGCTTTTGGGGGCGCGATAAAGTTCTCTACTTGCTTCATATTTTCCTTTCCAATAATGGATCGTATCGCGTTTAGTATATATTGTTTTATTAAGACTATCATTTTTTATATTTTTAATTGTTAAAGAATCCTTTAATAAATCTATCGTATTACCGTAAGACTTAAATAAAATGTTTATTTCGTTAGCTTGCTTAACTGTCATTATTACGACCGTATCTTTACCTATTACCTTACTTATTGGATATTGGCAATAGGACGAAATTTCGCCCGCTATCAGTAGTAACGCTATCAAGTTTAGCCTTAACTTCATTTAATTCGGTTTTAAGATTACTAACTTCATTTTTTAGGCTTGTAATAGTTTTTACCGCTTGATCTACTAATTCGGTTTGTTTACTACTAGCTTTATCTTGCACGTCTGCGCTGACTTGTAGAGTATTATTAAAATTACTCATTAAAGCCCTATACTCCTTTTCTTTTGGATCTTCTACTCTATTTTGGGCCTTTACGTTACAACCCAACAAAAATATAAACAGTAAATACTTCATATCTTTTATTTTATATGCTGAATTTTGCCTAATTGCTCTAGGGTAGATAACTTAGTATTTGAGGTAGCTAGGGAAGAGTCGCAACGTCTAAGAGCGTCGCTAATAGCGTCTACTCTTTGTTCTAGCCTTTCTACTTTAACCATTTGCGCGATAGCTTGATCCCTAAACGTAGTTTTAACGTCTAAGTATAAATATCCGATACCGCATAGCGTAATAAATAGCGTAGCTACTACCGGATTTTTACTAAATTCCTTAAAGTTTATTGGGAGGGGATTAGCCGAAACGTTAATTTTCTTGTCTGCCATTTTCTACATAATTTTTTTAAAGTACCCTATCGTTACTACGTTAGTCGAGTACCCTAAAGAAAATATGTCTTTTTTCGGCGTTTTATAATTTAACCCCAATCCTAGACCTAGTTTCCCGTCTCTTCTATCGTAGGAAGTAAGTCCGCCTATATAAAGCGTTCCTTTCTCCTTTGTAAAGATATAATTATTTCTAATTACAGTTTTCTCGGCTAGGAAGGCTTCGAAGCCCCTAGATATGATTTTATTGCGGGAAATTGTATCGTTAATAACGAATATATTTGAGTCCTTAAATATAGTATCGGAATAGGCCTTTACTTCGGCGTAATCCTTAAGGATAAAGGTCGTATCGTGAACCTCGTCTACTACGAAAGTAGTATCTAAAACCTTATAAGGTATGTCCTTCCCTTTCTTTGTGATCTTAAAAGTATCGTACTTGTAAAGAGTGTCTATTTCGGTTCGTACTGTCGTTAAATCAGTAGGGCGGCTAAAAAATAGCCACCCTATCAATAAAACTAAAATCACTATGAACAAATTTTTCATTTTATAACTCCTCTTCGATTTCTTGTTCGTCAAAAGTTACACCGTTAACCCAATCTTTTAGGAAGTGAAACTCCTCTAATCCTTTAGGATTTAATACCTCAATAGGCTTAAAGTCGAACTCACTTTCGTTAAGTTTCTTAATGTCTTCTCTTAATTTCTTAAGGCCGTCTTTAGTAAACTTATATTCTCCTTTCTCGTCTACTGTTAAAACTCCTTTATCGTCAGTAGCGGCGTTATCTAGTCTAAGTTCGTCTACTTTAGTAACGTATTGTTCTTGATAAGGTTTTAGCTTTTCGCCGAACTTAAATAGTTTCTTTTGGACCTTAGTTTCTTGTTTGCCTATTACGGCGTTAATTTGGCTAATTACTAGACCGATTTTTTCGTACTTCATAAGTTAATTATTTTATACAAATTTAAACAGTTTCCGGTATTAAAACCAAATTTAACTGTCCGGCCGCCCATTCGTAAGCCCATTGGTTAGCGCTAGGACTTGCGTCCCAATCTAGATAATCTTGTCCGCTTATGCTTAATTTACCGGAGACGCCTAGCGTTTGCATATCTAAACTATCAATATAAAATAAATTGTAGTTAAAGTTTGCTGAATTTATCAAATTATCAAACTCTATATTTAATTCGAAAATAGTAGCTTGCTCTTCTTGGCCATTGGCCCAAATTGTAACCGGTTGGATATTCATTTTTTATATTTTAAGGGTAAAAGTTTTCCATTACTGAATCTTGACTAACAAAGTTAGTATAACTAGTATTAGCGTTAAAACTTAGTATAAAATAAGATAAAACTAAAAATAGAATTATCTTAACTACTGTTTTTAATATGTTTAAGTTTATTGTTATCATTATTCGTATCTATATCGTGTAAGTTCGTAAATTTCGTCTATTTGAGAGTCGCTTAACGAACTGTCATAAATTGCCGTATATCCTATATTTCCATTTAGCCAATTATTATAACGTAATCCTATAAAGGCCCCCCAAGAACCGCTTGTAGACAAAGAAGAGGATCCTCCGGAAGTGCTATTATATCTTGAACCATTAGCGCATAAGCTAACAATAATAAGAGAACCGGTCCACCTAGCTACTACCATATACCACGTTCCCGTAGCAAAAGAAGGAGCGCCACCCGATCCAAAGGTTACACTTACTGTAAGAGGAGTTCCGCTAGTTCCGTCCCACCTAGTATGAGTTAAACGATACGCTCCTACATTATCGAAGTGCATACTCCAACCGATAGGAGTACTTCCGCTTCTACCTTCCGCGCCTACTATGCCGGGATAAGAACTAGGAAACGAAGTTACTTTTACCCACGAAATAACTGTATAAGAAGCGGTCCCCGAAAACTTAGCTATATCGTTTAATCTTATTGAATATTGAGAAGACGAATTAATAGCAATATTTGCCGGATAACCCGTAGTATAACCCGTTACGTTAGTAGCCGTTCCGTTACCGGTTCCGGTTACGAAGGTTCCGTTTCTTGCGTTTCCGCTTGTATCTATAATCGCGCTTGAACTTGTAGGGAATCTATTACTTAAGCCGAAATCGTGTAACATAGCCGGACTCCCGAATTTGTAACCATATCCGGCCCAAGAATAAAACCCGCCTATATAGTAGTCTCGGAACCAAGCGCCGTCGTAATAAGTACCTACTCCCGTTAAAGTACATAATTGGTAAAGAGAATAAGGCGTAACTACCCCTACGGAACTAGCGCCTTGATTTACCGCTATGTCGCCTAAAGATAACGCGCCACTACTTGGGAGTGCCATTAATTAATATTTTTAAGTTGATTAATTTGTTTTTGTTGCTCCTTAATAGCTTCAAATAATACGGCTACCGCATTTTGATATTTAACGCCTTTAGTTCCGTCCGGATTAGTTGTAATTAATTCCGGAAATTCCTTTTCTAATTCTTGCGCTATAAATCCTATATTATTTTTAGTCTTAGTGTCTATTCTATCGTAAATAACTCCTCTAGAGTTATTTATTCTTGTTATTACATTTTCAATAGGACGGATATTTTCTTTTACTGAAATATCGGAATAAGCCGTAACGTCTCCGGTAGCATATATTGCACCTACAACGTGTAAAGCGTAAGTAGGGTTACTTTGAAATATACCTACTCCATTTCCTTGAACAGTCATAACTAATTGACCGGCTTGCGTGCTAGTTGCGTCTCCGTATTTCCAAGTAAAGAAATCAATAGCGTTTCCCGCTACGCCGGCGCTTTGATGCCTTGTTTTAATTGCGTGAGCATAAAGTATAGTACCCGAATAACCAAATAAAATTTGATTAGCGGTAAAAACAGTAGCACTATTACCGCTTCTAGTTGCTATTGAATTTACCGCACTATCTCCGGCTCCGAAAACGTCTAAATAAGCGCCGTTATTAGTTTGTCTTATTGAAACACCACCACCGCCACTATTTATCGCTAATACATTACCCGAACTGCCTATTTTAGTAGTGCCTCCGCTTGTTGTTTCGATAGTAAAATCCGCGTTTATTGCGTTAGTTGTTTCAAAAGCTACACCGCTTGAACCTACTCTTCCTTTAAATTTACCGCTTGTATTTACGTCGGCGCTAAATGTAGAAGTGCCGTCAAAAAATAAACCACTACCACCACCATAAATAGCAAGTCTATCGCCCGGTCTATCATATTGAATTGAGCCTCTATATGTTGCAGTTGCTTCCGTAAAAAATCTTACAAATCTACTATCGCCCGTTGTTGAATTATTCCATAATGATAAAGCCAAAATAGTTGCTCCCGAAGTTTGTTTTATTGCGACACTCGTTTCGGTAGTAGTATTATAAAATGAACTACTATTACCCGAAATAGCAGATCCCCCGACTTGTATATTACTAGAAAACGTCGCAGATCCATTAAAAGTTGACACTCCCGTAGTAAATTCAACGTCGGGAGAATTAAAATTTCCACTAATAAAATTTATTCCGGTTCCGTTAAATATTTCTAATTTATTACGTCTTACGGTAGCACTAAAAGCGCTATTTATATATTCCATACCTCCCTTCTCGGTTCCGTTTTCTTGAAATATTAATCTAGAATATTGAGAAGTAGAAGTAGAATTTAAAAGTATATCCGGTTGCGCTGAATAGAATCGACCTATTCCGTTTACGTCTAGAGGATATGAAGGAGTCGCCGTTCCAATTCCTACATTTTGCGCAAAGTAAGCGGAGTAGTTATTAGTAGCACGAGTTAAAGAATCTATGTAAACACCATACGCAGTCGCTAGAGTTCCGGTTCCGGTATTAACTTGTAAATTATCTTGTTGAAATCCTCTATAACTTAAACCGGTATAAGTACCCGTATTAATAGCTCCTCCCGCGTGATACCCCGCAGATATAGAGCCATTTACAACGGGTGCAAAAGTTAAGGCTCCTTGATAGGTACCCCAAGAATCATTATTACCGTTAATAGTTCCTTTAAAAGTATAAGCTACATTTGGATAAGGAGTTCCACCTATTGCAACGCGAGTGGCTTGTAATGTGTATATACCTAAGTCAACATTTGCAGTTGCTCCCGTATATGGAACGTAGGCCGTTAACGCAGATCCGTAGTTAGGTATATTTAACGTATTAGAAGCAAAAGTAGCCGCTCCGGAAGTTCCGGTAGTAGTTAAAGTTATCGCTCCTTGTTTTGCGTTCCACGTTGCCGCGCTCGCTATATATGCGTCTGCGATTGCAGTACCTTGCCAAGTTCCGCTACCTATTGTACCGGTAGCCGTTATATTACTTAAGTTTCCCGTATGAATAACTAAATAAAGAGTCCCCGCATCTACTTTTAAAGTTCTACCTCTAAAAATATAATCGCCGGTATCGGTAGGCTCGCCCCAATATACACTCTTACCGGTTTCATAGTTATAAACTCCGGAAGTAACTGAACTTAAAGAAACGTGAGGTATTCTCCAATATTGAGTACCACTTCCGGCAACGGCTATCTTTAAAGGAAAACTAGTCATATCGCAATAGTCCGGATTTATATATCCTCCCGGTATTGCGTTAAAAGTCTTAGGGCCGGTTATAGTTTGAGTCGTAGCTAAAGTAACGTAACCGCTTAGATCAGTTGTATAATTAGGAATATTTAAAGTAGATCCTACTAAAGTAGCGGCCCCGCTTGTACCCGTTGTCGTTAAACTTATAGTCGCTTGTTTATTATTAAAAATAGTCCAATCGGTAGATGACAAATATCCATTAGTTGAACCGCTAGACTGCGAAATAGATACCGTTCCGCTTGTATTTACTAAAGGTCCCGTAAAAGTTAAAGCAGATTGCTTATTGTTAAAAATAGTCCAATCAGTATTAGAAAGGTACCCGTTTGTCGATCCGCTAGATTGAGAAATAGAAATAACGTTAGTAGTAATACTTAATGGACCGGTCGCGCTAGTAATTCTATTAGTATAAGCCGTATCCCAAGTAGTTTGCGAAGCGTTAGTAGGAATAGAATATCCGGCCGCAAAAGTAACCGCCAAAGTTCCCGAACTTGTAATAGGAGAACCCGCAATACTTAAACCCGTTGGAACTGTCATAGCAACGCTAGTAACTGTCCCCGTATTTGCGTCCGTATCATTTATCCACGCCGTCCCGTTATATTTTAATACTTGGCCCGTAGTAGGACTCGTAATAGTTACGTCTCCTAATTGAGTTAAAGTATAGTCTCCCTCCGTTGCCACTACTGCGCCCGTTCTACCGAATACCGAAGTAACCGCGTCCGTATTAATATCGGTCCAAGAAGCCGTAATAGTTCCTCCGTCTTGTTGGTTCAAAGTAAGAGTCTTAGTCGTAGTACCCGTAACCGCCGCACTCGTTAAACTTCTATTATAAGCAGTCGTCCAAGTAGATTGATTAGCCGTAGTAGGTATAGAGTAACCCGCAGTTAAAGTAACCGCTAGAGTTCCGCTTGTAGTAATTGGACTTCCCGATACAGTTAGTCCCGTAGGTACTGACATAGCTACGCTCGTTACGGTTCCGACGTATTGATCCGCGTAATTAGGGATATTAAAAACTCCCGTAGTATTATTATAAGTTGCCGCTCCGGTAGATCCCGTAGTCGTAAGACTAATCGCAGTTCTAGCCCTTGCGTCCGTAAAATATAAATTTGTTAATCCTTCCGTTACTTGCGTAGTCGTATAGTCTCCGCTAGTCGCTACTACCGCTCCGGTCCTACCAAATACGGAAGTAACCGGATAAGAAATATCGCTAGTTAAAGCTAAAGTTCCCGTTCCGTTTGGTAAAGTAACCGTTCTATTAACTGATAAAGTAGGAGACTGTAATACTAAAGTAAATCCCGAATTTGCATAAGTTAAATTAGTATCGGATAAAATAGGACCTCCCGTAAAAGTAGTAGTACCCGTTATAGTTTTACTTCCCGCTATTGTCTGCGTTCCGGTAGTAATTAAACCCCTAGCAGTAGCCGAAGCCGAAGGAATATTAAAAGTATGCGTAGCAACGCTAGAAACGATATTAAAATCGCTTCCGCTCGTTCCGGTCCCAAAGTATTGTACTTGGGCCGTTAATCCGTTTAAAGCCGTTAGTCCCGTACTAAAAGTCGTTATAACTTGGCATAAGTGCGAATCTTGCGTATGTATTGTCGTAGTTTTACCGCCGCTATTGTCTGCGTAAAGTTTTATCGCTAATCTATCCGTAACCGTTAAAGAAGTCTGCGGAACTGCCGTAGCAAAAGAATATAAATTAAGATTAACTCCGTCGTATAAAATTTCGTGCGAACTAGTAGCAATTAAAGTAAAAGTAGTACCGTCGTATTTATATAATTCCGCGTAAAGTTCCGGAGTACCTCCGTTAGAACTCATAGAAGCGTAAATTTCAAAGTCCCAATTTCCCGCCGGTATTTGTAATAGATTAGGATCGTTTGCGTCCGTTAAAAACGCTACTATAAATCCGTCTCCCGTTTTATTAAAGTCTACTCCCGTTCCCGTATCGGCCGTCTTACTCATTTCGTAATAAGTAGTACCCCCTATTGTCCCTTGGCTAGTTCCTCCATTAAAATAGTAAGAAACCGAAGATCCTCCGCCTCCGCTAGTAGGGAAGTCGGCTAAAGTTCCGTCTCCTCTAATATATTGAGAAGGATAACCCAAAGCGCTTACTCCTATCGTTCCGTTGGCCGTTAGGGGGCTATTAGAGACGCCAAAAGCCGCCGGCATAGTCAAACCTATGCTAGTAATCAAAGTCGGAAATGTAGTCAAATTTCCCGCTCCATTTATGTATTGTGTATTATCCCCACTAAAACCTAGATTAATCGTTCCGCTTGTAGTTACGGGAGAACCGGTAATAGTTAGAGCGTTTCCGTCTCTAGATACTCCTACCGAAGTTACGGTCCCCGTCGCTCCCGACGATCTAGCCCAAACTGTCCCCGTATAAACTGCGTAATCGCCCACCGCAAAAGCTATCGGACCGGCCCCGAAGTTTACAGTTCCGGCAACGTTACATAACCAAACGTCCCCCGCGTTACCCGTACCGTTAACCAAAGTAGGACTATTAGTAGAAGCGTTCCAAACTCCTTTAAATTCCATAACCGAATTAGGTAACTGACTTACTAGAATTTTACCGTTCTCGTCAAGCCTAGGAACCCCATTAGCGACGTTAAAGGCTACGGACGATAATATCCCGTCGGTTCCTATAATAACGTCGTCTAAGTCTCTTAATTTGGCTCCGCTTGTTATAACTATTTGGTTACTCATTTTACTTTTTTTATCTAATTAAACAAACCTCTAACAAATTCCCCACTATCTAAGGGCCTACTAAATGTAAGGACTCCCGTTAAACTATTCCATTTAACTTCCTCGTCTACCGGAGTTCCGCTAATTATGATCGCTTGGCAATCTATACCGCCTCTAGATACATAAACGCAGTCCTTCCCGATCATATCTACCCAAGTGATTGTCGTCTCGCCACCGGCCGCCGTATATTCTTTATTGTAAACATATCCTCCGCGAATTATAATTCCCGCCGGAGTAATACTAGTTCCCGTAGTACCGTAAGCGCCGGTCCCTTGTAGTGTAACGTTATAAGTAGCGACGTCCCTTACCGGAGCGCCTATATTTATACTCGTTATATTACAAATCCCGTTTATAATTACTAAGCCGTCTACTCCGTTGTCTATTACGAAATTAACCTCGATAGGTTCTCTAGCTAATTGCTTATTAAGCATAAATAAATAAGAGAATCCGCTTAAGATAACTAAGCCGTCGCAGTTAATACTCCAAGTAGCTATATCGTTTTTATATTCTCGGAACCAAGCCGACGTAACGGAAGTTACCTCTACTTGATCTATATTAACACTAAAAGAACAGTTTGTAGAACACGCGAACGCTACGTCTACTTCCGGATCTACGTCCGTCCTATGCCAATAAAGCATAACATTTTTTCCGTTTACTGCGTTTGCCATACTACAAATTTAATCTTTTATTTTACTCGATATTATACTTTATAGTTTCTATTGAAAGTTCGTTATCGTCGTTTGTTATTTCTATTAGCTGAAAAGAATCTACTTGATCTACTTGCGGCATTACATTACCTCTATTTAACATAAATGTTTTATCGTTATAAGAAAGGGCGTTAGTAGCCGAATCTTCGACCGTATAAACCTTATCCAAGTAGTTTAACCCTTTTGCAGTTTGAAAGGAACCTAATTCGGCTTCTAAGGTTGCAAAGTTCTTATTTAATAAGTTTGAATACTGTCTAGCCATTAACATAGCTAAAAGAGGGAAGGTATTAGCCGTATCGGGATAACGATACCAATTAGTATAAGAAATCCCCGACGCGTTTACTATATTCCCTATATTATTATTAACTGAAAAGTTATTTAAGAAACTTCCGTAAGGTTGGTCGATTTCTTTAATAGTAGTGTTTTCGGTTCCTACTTGTCTAGTTACGTCTACTGATCTAATAGTAGTATAATCTTGAGTTATCGCTACGCTTCTTATTCTAATATTTGTATATTTAGGAAACGGGGTTCCTCCGTCTACTAAAAATCTTAATTGTACGTACCCTTTTAACGCTACTCCCGTAGGACTATTTACGCTATTTAAATCTACTTTCTCGGAGTAACTTACAAATTCGGTGCTATCTACTTTATTTACTACTACGTAAGTAGATCCGGTTCCCCAATTAGTACCGTCATAATAATATTTAATACCGTTAGCCGGATTAATAATAGAAATAAATAATTTAGCGCCTATTCCTTGTCCGATAAAATAAGTAAAACTTACGTTAAAGCTAGGCCCATTCATATAAGGTAAATATAAATAAGGACTTATAGGAGGAGGGAATCCCCCCATTTCTGCATAAGCATAAAATCCCGCTCCTATTGGTTGGGATATATTTACAGTATTAGAAGACAAATCGTCGTCTATATCCATATTAACATAAGAAGCCGGAAAAGCACTAGCAAAAAAACTCCAACCGTAAGGCTGAAAAACATAACCGGGAGGCGTTAAAGTATTATAATAACCTTTAAAGTTTCCATTATGGACGTAGGTATCCGCGTATTTAAAGTTCCCTTTAACTACTACTTTAGGATAACCCTTTCTAACTATTTTATTTTGACTATTATTTATAAAATGTACGTTACCGTCCGAGTAAGGCTCGATAGTAATATTTTTATCGAAAGTTCCACTTCCGGAATTAGATACAGTAGGATAAATTACATAGTTAGTAAAATATCTAGTCGCTAGCGCCATTTGATTAATAGCTAGGATCTGCCATTTCCCGTCCGATTGAAATAGTCTACAACCAAAAGATTTAACTATATTATCTAAGGCTTGAAAATAAGTTAAGCCTACAAAGTCGCGCCTATATTGATAACTTTGAGCGAATGGCTCTTCCGCCGAAGCGTCCGCCCTATCGTACATTCCTTCCGCATAATAAGAGCAAGAAGTTAAAAGCATAATAGGATCGGGATAAGCGATAACGTTTAAAGTCTCCGCTATTATATCTATAAGTCTATATACTGAATTTATACTATCCGCTTCTTGATATATAAACTCTGTATAATCTAAAAAAGAAAGTCCGTCTATCGCGACTATATCTACTTGAACGTTACCCGTAGTAAAAGGTATTTGAACATAGTCGTTAAATAAAAATCCTACCCAAAGAGGGTATTCTATGTCTACTGTATAAAGTTTAACAAAATATTTACGAATATCGAAACTTAATATTTCGGGGAAAGTTTCTCCGTTCTCTTCCGTAGTTAAAAAAGATATGTTTAACTGCGATGAAATAATCCCCGCTAAAGGCTCGTCGTTACTAGCGTTAGACTCTAGACTAATATTAATCGCTTCATAAGTAAGAACACTTCCGGTATAATCCTTCTCGTAAATGTTTGCGTTTAATGTAGTACCGTCTCTTAACGCTTGCGTTATAGTATATCTTAGTCCGTATGCCATTATATTAAACTTATATTTTGTCCTTTAAGGGCCGAAGACTTTTGAGTTCTATTAATTGCTACTAATAAATCTTGTCCTCTTAATACAAATTGTCCGCCGCTTGCGCCGCCATTTCCTCCGCCATTCATAGCGCCCGCATTAAAAGAGGTTTGCATAAATGTATTTAATTTACTTAAGGGGAGAACTGCCTCCGGTCCGGCTTCGCCAATCATAGCAATAGAAGCCCCGTTAGTTATACCTCCGGAAGCTAACTTCCTACCGCTAAACGCACTTTGTAAAGCACCACTAGCCGCAAAAATCGCCTTAAGTTCGGGAAACGCAGTAAGTATAGCCTCGAATATTGCCGCTTGAATTACGGCCGCCGCTATGCTTTTAGCTATATTCATAAACATTTGCGCAACCGCTTCTAAAGGACTTTCTCCTTGTTGCATAGCGTCGAATATGCTCATAATGCCGTTAGTTACGCTACCCGATAACATATTAGCAAAGTTCTCGTAACTATCGGTTAATTCTTTTATTTTCTTATCTTCTAAAGTATAGTTATCGTTCCTTTCTTTAGCGTCTTTAGTTAAAAACCTACCTAAAGTATTTTGCGAACTGTCCGCTAATTCCTTCTTAGTCTTTTTAGTGAACTCGCTTTCTTTAACGGGTTCGTCTTTATATTGAAATGCAATGTAAGAAGTATCTATTTCCTTAAATTTCTTTTTATACTTCTCGTAGTCCATTAATTGTTGGGCTAACTCATATTTAAGCGCCGCAGAATATTCTTTTAATGGATCTATGTTAGTTATATCTTGTCCGAATGTTTTAGAGTGAGTAGCTAATTTATCTTGTTCTCTAGCTAAATCTTCAAACTGTTTAAATATAGTTTTAAATACCTCTTCTTGTTTCTTAGCCTTCTTTGCTATCGCTTCGCTTCCTATAATGTCGCTAGCACTAATAGCGGGACCGCCGGTTAATTTAGATAAGGCAAAAGCACCTAAACTTTCGCCCATAAATAAATCTACCTTATTTGCGTTCTCCGGCGCGTTTTGCGCTTCTAATTGTTTAAACGCCTCTTCCGCCGCTTTCTTTAATGCTAATTGTCCGGCCGCTCTATAAAGGGCCGCTTGAACGTAATTGTCTTTATTATCTATAAATAGTTTCTCGGCTTCGGCTATATCTTTAGTAGTACCGTAAACCTTACCTAAAGTACTGTTATACTGATCTAGGGCGTCCTTCTTGGACATTGTCCCGTTATTGAATTGCTCGAAGGCGCTATTTACTTTTTCTACTTCTACGTAGGCGTCAGTAAACGCACTTTTTGCACCGGTAAAAGCGTTAGCGTATTCTCTTAATGCCGCAGATCCTCCGGTCGCCTTATCTATGAAAATTCCTATATCGTCGCCAAAAGCTACCACTAAAGAGGAAACTACTGATAAAGCTATCCCAATACCCGCCGGTCCGGTTAATCCGGCCGCCATAGCACCGAGGGCCTTTTTAGTTCCTCCTTCCGTTTTAGATAATCGTTGGAATGATTCTAGTAAAGGGTTAAGGTTATTCGCAATACCTATAAATCCATAAGGGGCGTCTTGCGCTACTCTAGATAAATTACCTAAAGCGTTAGTAGCGTCTCCGAATTTCTTAGGCGATTTATTTATTTCAGCATTTAAACCGGCTATTTTAGTCTTAGTCGTTTCTATGCTTTGAGAAAGTTCGGCTATTCTACCGGTATCGGTAGTCTTCTTTATTTCGCTTTGAAATCCCCGTAATTCATTTTCGGCCGCAATTAAAGAGGCTTGGAGTTGGGTAATATCCGCTCCTATATTGACCTCTAAAATAGGTTGTCCCGTACTTTCTGCCATTTCCTTTTAATTTACGCCGTACATTTTTAGACTTCTCTTTAACTGTTCGGCGGTTATAAATACTTTCTCTTCGTCGTCTTCGTCTAGTTCCGGAATAGGCCAAAAGGATTTCAAAGGCTTAGGGGACTTCTCGGCGCTACTACTTAAGTACATAACGTAGGCTAATTGTCTAGTTCTAGCCCATTCGTTAAGTTCTTTACGTTCTTGGCCCATAACGATAATAGAAAACTCCTTCCAAGTCATTTCCCAAAATTCGCTAGGCCTTATTCCACATTCAGCCGCCTTTACTAATATTTCGTCCCAAGTTAAATTATTTAACCTTTTTTTTTACCTACTTCCTTTACTTCTTGTTTCTTACTTAATAAGACTACCGTCTCGGAAACTATGTATTTCATATATTCCATAACTTGTCCGTTAGAATCAAGAATACCGCCTATTTCGTCTAGCCAATCGTAAACCTCCGTCTCGGTATATTCTATTTGCGTTTTATTACTTACGCAAGCGGATTTATAACCGATCGAAATAAAACTAATAATATTACTTAAGTCTACGTTAGGACTTGATAATAATTTGAAGTAATCATTCATAGATAAAGGGATTTTTTCGCCCCTTTCATTAATTGATCCTTTCTCTTTACTAAATTCATACATAGCCCAAGTACCCCATTTTAAGGGGATTACTTTGTCTTTTACTTTTAATTCGAACATATTTTTTTATTATACTTGTTCAGTTTGAGTAATAGGAGGAACGCTTACTACAAAAGTAGCCGTAAACTTAACGTCGTCTTTATCTGCCGCGTTAACGTTAAAGTTACTAATAAATACTAAAGATCCCGCACCTCCGTAATAAATGTCGCCCGCAGTTGGAGTAGCTTTACCCATTTTAATAGCGAATAAAGTTTTAGCCGCGTGAGCGTCGTATAATTGTTGGTAACTATCTTTAGAAGGAGTACCCGTTTCGTCTATTGCGAAGCCCTCACATTCAAAAGATTGGTTAAAAGAAGGGCTAGGAGTGTACTGATCGCCACATTTAGAAGTTGCGTCGATAGTTCCTAACGTTGAAGTTAAAGAGTTAGTAGTTAAGCAAGCTACCGGCTTAAACGTACCGTCGTTGTTGATGTCAGCTAAGAGGATATAATCTCTACCGCTTACTTTAGTTTCTGCCATTTTATTTTATTTTAATTTTGAGTAATTGTAATGTTATAAGTTATTAAAACCCTAAAAACGTTTTCTATTGGATTTATTCCGTCTAGGTTTCTTATACTTTCTACGCTTAAACTAGAGGCTCCCCACGTTGCCGGAAGAGTTACACTAGAGTTAGAGTTTATAGCATTTAAAACCAAATCGCTAATAGTTTCCGCTCTTTTGTAACCAAAGTTAGCATTTTTTGTAACAATGTCTACAACGATAACCGTAGTACTTGTAAATCCGCTCTTACCTTGATCTTGCGAACCGGTCCGGCCCGTCATTATTATATATTCAGTACCCGCTCCCTCCGGCGCTATACCGTCGTAAACCGCTAAATTTGTAGCGCTAACTAAATGGCTATAAAACCATTTTTTTATTTCTATATTAGGATTTAACATTGTTTAAAGCGTTTTTTATTTTCTTTACTAAATTAACTTTTTCTGCGTCGTATGCCGGTAATAAAAAAGGTTGAGGATTAATTCCTTTCTTTAATATCTTAAGCATTATCGCAAAAGCTACGTCGAAGTCTTCGCCCATTTGTTGGGACTTCCCTCCTTTACGAGTTATCTTACTAGCTTTACGAGTACTAATATCGTAAGTTTTAGCTTGATACGTTCCCGCTATTCCTTTACGTTTTACCCAATCCATTAACGCAAGTAAGAACTCGTCTAACGTTCCGCCTCCCGCTCTTTTGCCTTTGAACTGTAAAGCATAGTTAGCGTACTGCGGATCTACCTTTACACTTCCTCCCGTTCCGAACTCAATATAAGGCGCGTAACTTGCGCTAGCCCCTACTTTATACGTTAACTTATTCTTTTGATAGTCAAAGTCTATAAATATAGAGTTCCTTAAAGTACCCATATCTACGGGCGCGTTTCTCTTCGCGTCCTTTTGTATCTTAAGGGCGGACTCCCTAATACTTAGGGCTATTTCGTCTTGCACCTTCTCGGATAAAGCCTCTACCTTTTTTATTAGGCTATCGACTCCCGTTAGGCTAAAATGAATACTATCCGCCATATTAAAAATAAATTTCTATTTCGTAATATCTTCTCGCGTCGTCTACGTTTTTAATAGAGTGTATCGTATATCTTTCTCCTTCGACTTCTATTTCGTAAGCGTCGGTTATTGTAACTCCAAAACGAATATATAATCTACCGAATCTAGTAAAGCTAAGTTCTAACTCTAAAAGGCTTCTATTCTGCGTCTGCGGCCTAAAATCGCCCCAAACTGTTTCTTGTAAAGTAAACGTAGTAGTAAACCCTCCTTGGCCGTCGCTAGTCCTTGTAGGCGCAAAAAGGCCCACTTGTCTATTCATAGAGTTTGCGTCGACGTAATTAGTTTTATTTCTGCCTATTCTCATAAATTATATAATTGGGCTTGTTCTAGTCCAACGCTGACAAACTCGCCAAGTTTTTTCACAAATACCCATACCGTCTACTTCTAATCCTCTATTCTCATATCCATAACTTACTTGATCTAAAATAGCTATTTTAAGTTCCGTAGGGACCTCGCCTTCGGGGAAACCGCAAGAATAAGTAGCTTTTAACTGCGCCCATAATGGACGCGCTAAACTTGGGTATTGACCTCCTACTAATCTATAATTAGCCGGATCTATTTCGTCACCTTCCTCGTTTAATAATTCGGTAAATTCTTGCATTGGCCCGTATTGAAATTGAAACATTCCCGCCATATTAGTAAACCATACAGTAGCAATCTTAGGAACCAAACTTAAATTAGTAACCTTCTCTATGGCTTCCCTAGATTGGATTATAAGATCCTCTATTAAGTTATCTTCTACGTTATCAGTAATACGACAATATAATTTAGCCTCCTCTACCGTTACCGGTTCCGTTATGGCTCCGTCGTACTCTAGAAAGTGATCTATTATAAAATTATACATAACCTCTTTTTTACAAATTTAAACATTTATTTCTTATATAAAAAAGGGGCGTAGTTTTTAGCTACACCCCTAAATTTTACTTACTATACATTAAAACTATACGTTTCCTAAGTCAGCAAAAATAGCCGAAGTAGGTTGCATTAAGTTAACGTCTTCGTAGCACTCGATACGAGCAGTTACCATATTTTGTTGGAAATTACTAGCGTTCTCATAAGAGAACTCAATAGCTAATCCCTCTACTTCTACACGCTCACAAAAATTATTATCTAAGATAAGTACTTTGTCGTCAGTAACCCAAGAAGCGGCGATAACCGGAGTTCCCCAAATTGTCATACCTCCGTTTGGATTAACGATAACGCTACCACTACCGGCGTAATAGCCCGCAGTAATAGTCTCTTTTAATAAACGGCCTAATTGAGCGGGGCTAACTAAAGCAACCGAAGCTACAAAGTTTGCGCTCTTTTGATTACCGATATAGTCTACTAATTGCTTTAAGTCTACGGTCTCCGCAGTTGTAGTAGAACCGGTAGCGGCTCCGCTTACAGTTGAAAAGAAAGCGGCGTTCTCAGCCTTGTAGAAATCTCTAGTTAACATTCTAGGTAAAGTAGTACTTAAGAAAGGAAGTGATCTAGCCATTTGCTTAGAGAAGGTAGAGAAGCCCGCGATATAATCGTTAACTACTTTTACTTCGCTCAATGCGTAACTATTCTCGCCTTTGTTAGAACCTTCGGTTTGTGCCGCTATATTGTTAGTAGTAGAAGTCTCTTTGTAGAATACATAAAGACCGCTAGTACTTCTAACAGTAGGGATCAAGTCGCGGAAGTTAATAGCTTGACTTGGTAAAATTGAAGCGTTAGGAGCGTAAGAGGCTTGCGCGTCTCCGGTTAATGAAGCGGATAAAGTCATAGACTTAGCTTCGCTTAAGTCGATACGAAATTTACCGTTTGACTTCATAGATTTTTCCATTTCGTCTAATCTACCGTCTAATTTCTCGATAATTAAATCGTCGATAAATTTAACTTCTTTTTTAGCGGCTTTCTTTTGAGCGGCTAAAACTCCGTCGATTTGGTTTTGCATTTCGTCGCGGGTTACTTTAATGTCCGACTTTAAGTCAGCGATTGCGTTAGTCGTATCGTCTTTGATAGACTTAACATTTTCAGCCATTTGGCCGATTTGATTTTCTAGTTCCATTTTCTATTTTTTAAATAGGTTATTAAAATTGTTTATTGCCTTATATAAATCCTCGTTAGATTTCGTTTCGGTTAATATCGGCTCGACTGCAATCGCGGGTAGAGTGATTTCTTTAACTACTTCTATTTCTAATATTTCGGATTGTATTCTTTTTATTTCTATTTCCATTAATGCGAATGTTTCGTCCGTAAAACGGCCACTCTTAAACGCCTTTAATAGTTTTTCTAATCTATCGTTAAGGTTATTTTTACGATCCTCGCCTTTTACGTCTAAAGTCGGAGTCTCCGGATTAGCCGCCCAAAGTACCGCAGATCCTTCGTATAGTTTTAATTCCGTAATAGTTCGAACTCCTTTCTTATCTACGCTAGAATTTATAGTACTGAATCCTATTGAGTGTTGGTTAATTAAACCCGCGTCGTACATTTTAATTACGTCTTCGCCCATTTCGGTATCTACTATTGGAGTGATCGCTATTAACATATCGTTCTCTACGTATAATTGCTCCGGCTTACCTATTACCGAGTCCATTTCCGCGCAATGATCTACTAAAGACCAAATAAGATTTTTACCCATTGGACCGCGTTCTCTAATAGTCTTAGTAAACGCTTCCGCTACTATAATGTCGTTATCTAAATCCACATTACCGCAACGCGCCCAAACTGTTTTAACTCTTCTTTGCGCGCTATCTACGTCCATAACGGAATAAGTCGAATCTTGTTTCTCCGCTATTATGTCTTTAAATTGGTATTTTTTCATAGCCTAAATAAATTATTCTTGATTCAAAGTTATACTATTTTTTTTTATTGTAGAGCGGACCGTATTAAAGTCCTTACCTCCATTTGTTGCGGGTTCTTTATTATCCCCCATATTCTACCGACGTCTCCCTTCGGAGGATTATTTTCTAGCTTTTGTAAATTACCCGAAGCGTCCCTTTGTGCCTCATAGCCTAAAGTGCAACGGCAATTACAAACGTTTCCGGCGTGCGCGCTAGAGTCGCAAGGGTGTAACATTAAGTCTATATATTTAATCCCTTTAACTGTAAAAGTTTCGTCTATTGGAACTTGTACTCCGTCCATACTTAAGTGGTCCGTTTGATCCCTTGGAATCCTACGAGTTCTAGCGTCTCTAGTAGCTATCCACTCTTTAACCGTAACTAATCCCGTAGAAACTGCGCCTACTACTGATCCAACGTTAGCCGCTCTTCCCGTTTCGGTCCTAGCAATTAAAGCCGCTCTATAATCAGTAATATCGCTAACTCTTAACAGTTTAATAGTTTCGTTAATAGTTAAGTTTTGTTCTTGCGCTTGTATTAAGAATCGTCTTATTTGTTCTTTTGTAGTGTCGGTTATTCCCTCAGCTAACTCCTCTAATCCCTTTTGTTCTAGGTAGGTTAAGATAGTGTAAGACCATAGATCCGTTAAAGCCGACTTAACCTCTTTAGGTCCGGTAGTAGACTTAACGCTTTTATTTACATTTTTATAAGCAATACCCGCCATTTTAGTACCTAAAGCTAAATGCAATTTTTGAATAGTCTTCTTAATGGCCTTACTACTAATAGCGTTATAGTCTAACGTATTGCAGTAGGTATCTACTTGCCTTTGTAACTCCTTCTCGAATTTAGGGGAGTATTGTTTTAAAGCGTTCCAATAAAGTTTTTTATAGTCTTGCCATATCATAACTATAAGTTATCGCTAGGAAGTGTTAAGGGTTGGAACTCGTCGGTAGCTTGTAAACTACTAGGAATATATAATTTCTGCATTTCGTCCGTAGGAATATAGTCCGGAGTTTTTATACCCATTATTTCATTTTTCTGCGCCGGCGGAATCCACCACGCTTTTTCTAGCCAAGTTACTTGTTCGGTTTTATTTGCTTCTAATTCTTGATAGACTTTAATATCGTAATCGACGTAAATATCGGTCCCTTTATAACCCCAATCCGTATGAAGTTTTCGGTTAAGATTGTCTCTTAATGAATCTAGTAAAGGAATAGCGCAACGAAGAGTTAACGCTTTCTCGCCTTCTAGTTGGTTATTGTATGTCTTATTATCTGCGTCGTTTAATAACTGCGAAGGAACTCCGTAGATATT